CGTGGGGTCTTGTGATGCCAATAATGCTTGAAGGCTTGCAGCTTGTTGTGCTTGCGTATCAGCAAGATGAGGTGCAGCCGCTTCCTCAAACGCCCGCATACCTTCACCAACAGTTTTCCCAGTACCAGTATCTTTGGAATAAATATCAGCTTGATTGGCTGCGTAAGCACCACGGTCTAGTCTTTCTTGCTCACGGCGCTGTCTATTCTCTAGTTGATATTGACCCTCTACACTCTCTTTTAATACAACTGGAACTTGCTTACCTTGCTCATTAATTTGTTTAACAATGTTACCTTGCTCATCAGTTTGATACTGTGTTTCTGTCCCAAAGTTTACTCTATTATACAAATCACGCTTACCAGTACCTCGACCTTGAGCGTCTTTTATTTGTGTTTGAGATTTTACTGTGCCGTCAGGATTGCGTTTAGTTAAGAAACCAAATTCAATTAAATCATTAGCATCTGCTAGTGCAGTTGCTTCTATTTTACCGGCGGCAATTTTTGCCTCAACAAACTCTGGAAGTGCTTTTTTAAATGCTTCTGTATTCTGTCTGATAGCATCCTTTGCGGTGTCATCTTTGCCAAAGGCTTCAGATATGATAAATGCTTGCAGTACATTGCCCATCATATCACCAGACAAAATACCACCCTCCTTAAACATTCCACCAATATTATCTATGAACGGCTTTAATATAGCTTGCCCAGCTTCGCTGAGTTTTTCGAGCCACTTTGCGGGATTTAAAATATCTTCAATACTAGGCATGACGTTATGAGCTGGACATGATGCCAGCGTTTTTAAGGCTTGTTAAGATGGCAATGATTGCCGTTTGATTATTCGTTGCACTATTACCAGAGGGTTCAGCTACAATTGCCGCCATCTTCGCAACACCATCGGTACTGGTTGTCGCGTCTGGTACTGTCAGACCGTCAAGCATGGCGTTTGCTGCCGCAAGGTCAGCAAACAACGTAGTTGCGTCTGTGAAATCCGTGTGAGCTACATTAACTGACATAAGCTTGTGATAACATTGGGTTCATAGGAGTGATGTCCTGCGTCTGAAGTTGGATGTTCGACAGGTTAATTCCATTTGTCCATTTCAATGCGTAAGACACTTTCCAACCCTGTTGACCGCCTTGAAAATTGTAAAGTAAATTTTGTATTTGTTTTGGCCCACTCCATACCGTCGATAGAGTGACGGGGAATGTGATGGGCGTGACCTGTGCCGCCAACGTCTTGGCTTGTGAGCCAGCCGACGTATCAGGCGTTGTTTCGTCGTTCACACGCTGGGTTGCTGTGACCGACGAGGCTGATTGTATCTTGTTAAATAGAAGGCGAAGTTCCTGTGGCTTCTGCTCGACTCTGGTATCGTTGGTGCAAAATGCTTTAGTCTCGACGTATGCCGTTGCGAAGTTAGAACCCTCATATAACTTAACGCATTTGTAGGCTGGATCGCCTGAGCTGGTTGTTGTTCCATGTGTGATTGCAAATAGCTCACGCTTGTTGTTTGTCTCCACCTTGGCGAAGTTTATGACTGGCCCAATGTTAGAGTTGCTGTCATCTGTGAGTTGATCGAAACTTACGAACTGTTTTGTGAGCGTGTCAAAGACGAGAATGCCATGACCAAAGATTGTATTACAGGCGAACAAAGCGTAGTCATCAAAGACAATTGCGGCGCACTTCTTCGTTTCCTGCACAACATCCTTGAACAGCCGTGCGACCTTGAGCGAGAAGATTGAGTTGCGTCCCTCATTCTTTGATTGCATCACAGCATTGAACGACCTCAAGCCCTCTGGATCAATGAAGGCAAAGTCACCCAACAGATCAACGAATGAGTGTTGATTGATTGAGTTGGCCGTGAACAGATATTGCTTCCTAAACATCGGCTCGGCAAACACAGTCATTGTGTAGTCCAACGAAACACCATAACTTCCACCAACTGTTGAGACGAAAAGTGCCTCATTATTTAGTACGGATAAAGCTGTGATTATGTTATATCCAACCGTATAAGACGTTGCCGGTGCGCCACCAATTGTCTCGTCTGCGTTTATCTTGTTGCCCGCTGTTGTAATCGGTACAACAAAATCCATTGGGCGACCACTCACGCTATGATAAATCTCTGTGCCATCAATACTAACAACAAATAGCTTGTTATTAAAGAAGGCCATCTGCTTCCCTATTGGAATATATTCACGCGATGTATAAGTTCCGTCAGACCATTCAGCGTAAGTCTTGGCTGTTCGATCTGTTGCCGTTCCTCCCGATAATTCTATAATCCTTGGTTGACTTACACCGTCCTGCACAATAATAGCTGCGACTGTTTTTTGAACTGCTACTTCTGTATCCAACTCAAGTGATGCACCCGCTACTTGTGTTTCCTTGCGTAGAAAGTTTTGTGTAGAGGCTGGAACTGCCTGAACGTATATCTCAGCTGCTTTGTCCATTGTGCCGCTACTATAGAGAACGGCCCATGTGCTGTCGGGGTTTAATGGCTTACGATATTTGCAGCCGCCCTTGAAAAAGAGGAAGACGAACTCGCCAATAGAATAGATTGCTTGGATTGGCGGGTTGGTTGTAAATGCGCCTATGTCGCTGGAGATGTCGTTGACGTTCTTGATCCCTTCAAGTGTGCCGAAACGGTTGCGAATGTTCTTGGCAAACTTGTACTCATCTTCACCCAGCCGAGTGTCATCCACCGACATATTCATGCCGCCAACAAACGATTGTTGTGAGTAATCAGCCACGGTGATAGTGCCAGCGTCTCGTCAGCGTAATTGCATCATGCCCGTGTCGCCCGAATTGCATTAGGCGTTTTTGTCCACGCTCAAGGTCAGCTATCTTGCGACCCAAATCGCGTGTCACTTTGCCGTCATAAACCATCGCCTCCTGCAACTTGCCCTGCTCTTCCATGAACAACTGCATCATCTTGTGCATCACGATGTTCTCAAAACCATAGAGCGGGAATGGATCGTTGTCGCTCTTGATGTGTTTCAGCTTTTTCTTGTACAAGACTTGTAGAGTGTGCGAATCGTCCTGTGCCGCCGTGTCATCCCAAGGAAACTCGGAGATGTCCACTATCATGTATTGAGCCTCGGTCTCGTCGTGTGATATCTCAGAATAAACAATTGATGTGTCGGCTGTATCCACTAACCTGACCAACCCACCATCGTTAGCTGTATAACCACCAAACCGTTCGTTGTTTGTGTCAAATCGTCTCATACCCACAACAGATGTGATGGTGCGATTGTTGTCCAGCGTGAGTGCTATCGAGTGTGGCGACGATGCAGTTGTGTAGGCCGCTGCTGTACTTGGGTAGTTTGGCCACACCTCAAGCGTTTGCCTGTCTGAAGCTGATGTCTCAAACGTCACCGCAAGCTTCTCCGTGGCTGCAATATTTGCAAACCAATGAACTGTCAGGCCAGTTGCCGAACTACCACGAGCGCCGGTAATTGCTGTGGATAAGGATTTCTTGAGTGGCTCGTAGCCGACAACACGCCAGCAACGACTGTCACTTCGCCAGTTGTTCTGGTTATATTCTGACAGGAGATTGTTGATGTCCCACGTTAGCTTCGACTCTTTTTCGCGCATCGCACGAATGGCATGGACATCACGACTCAACGCTATTCGTTGCTTACCGGCAACGTAAAATTCTTCTTCAACCAATGAGCCGGGAATATCAACGTGTTCATATACTGACTGCATTGCCTCGTTGAGGAAGTCGAGGATAACGTAGCGTTGATTGGCGTCACCCGCGTTGAGGCCAACCTTGCGTCCGAACCTGTCAATTATGTATTCAGCACTCATCGTTTAGTAATTGCGACGATTGTTGGCTTTGTTCTTTTTGTTATAGCCGCCACCGTTGTTGCGGCTCTTTTTGTGATGGCGACCACCGCTTGGCTTGATCTCTTCGTTATCGTTGCCCAACTCATGTTTCAGTTCCCTTACAGCATCTATTAACTCATCCAAATCATCATGCAACTCATCTCTGTCAGCGGCGCTCAATTTCATACTCAAGTTTTGCTACCTTTTTTAGCGCGGCCCTTGTGAACTCTGGCGCTGCTTCTCTTGCCTTTTGAAACTCTGGGTGCTGGCTTAACTCCTTCACCCCCTCCAATTGTGGTGTGCTGCACGCGCTCACCATCGATAAGAGCATCAATGTGGCCCAACTTGTCTTCCAGCCGATTCTTTGCATTGGCTTCCTTCAAGGCATCCGCAAGTTTATAGACCAGCCGTTCCAATGACGGTATGGCCTTAAACAGCGCTGCAAGTAGTTTAACTACCCCCATTCGTGTCGCTCTTCACGCCTTTCCGCAGAAAGACTGCCAGTAACGATGTGATTACCACATTTATCATCACGCCCATCTCCATTTCACCGGAGAAATAAGCACCCACAGCCGCGAGTATCCCGCCAACTGCCGTCATATATGTTTTCTTTCCTGATAGCATTATCTTTTCCTCAGTAGTTCCTGCACTTTAAGTGTAATATACAATAGTGTTACCAAACTGATTGCAACTTTTAATAGAATATCAATTTCAAGTAACCAGTTTCCTAATCCTGAGGCCGAGGCCGCAAGGACTTTTAAATCATCTAGGTTCATGTAAAAATTTATCGACTAACATTTGCTTGGCAACTTCTATTACACCAATCATTTGCTCCAAAGTCAAGTCCAATTCCTGTTCGGAATACTCAACTGCGTGACAAATTCTACGAGTGAACTCATCCAGTTGTTGTCTCTCAGTCATTTCCCCTTCTTGGCTGCCTTTTTCTTGGCTGCCTTTTTAACCAACTGCTGACCACCCTTTTGTCCTTGGCGTCTCTTTTTAACCGCTTTTTTAATCGGTGTTTTCTTTGCTGGTGTTTTCTTTTTTGCAGCGGGTTTCTTTGTTGTTTTCTTGGCTACTTTTTTAGCTGGCTTTCCAGAAGCCGATGTTAACGACTCACTCGCAGCCTTTCTAGATCGTGTTTTTGCATCTTCTGCAAACTTCTTATAACCTTTCTCAATCCTTGCTGATTTCTGCTGCTCAAGTGATCGTACAGCATCTATACGTTTCTGCTCTGCCTTTGATATTTTTGGCTTATCAGTTGCACTCTGCCATTTTGGTGGTGTTTTTGGTCGCGGTTTTGGCTTGGGTTTAGCCGTTGTTCCCATATTAAAGACGCGAGGTTTAGTTGCTGGAGTATGCGTCAGTTGCCTTGGTTTAGGAACAACCTTGGGCTTAACGTTCATTACAGCTTTAAGAAATTCTGCAACTGTAAGTGGCTCTTTCCTTTTCTGACCCGATCTAGTACGACTAGCTTTATTTATTCGAGCTACTACTTTTTTAGCTTCTGATTTAATTTTCTCGTTAACCTTGGATGCACCACGACCCGCACCAAACGCTAAACCTCTTGTAGTAATTTCTGTAGTTGTACCCAAACCAGCACCACTTTTTGTTGGTGTAATTTGCATTTTGGGGCTTAAGCGACTTCCAAGATGTTTTTGATAAAACTTTTTTACCTCTTTAGGGATTATCTTTGACACAGCTTGTTTAATTTTTCCACCTTTTTCTGCAAGTACTCTTGCCGGTGTGACTGCTTTTACAACTTTCAGGGGTGGTGCCAACCCCAATCCACCTAACGTAACCAAAACATCAAGACCCGTTGCAGATTTTTTGGTCGATGGAACGTTGGCAATTCTTACGGGTTTATCAGATTTTCGTAATCCAACTGCGTGTGCGATACTTCCAAGGTCTTCTTCAAATCTTTCCAAAGCACGACCTGTCGCTGGAATTGTTTTTTGTAAAACATGGTGTTTAAGACCACTTAAACGCTCTTTCCAGTTCGTCTTACTCGGTGATATAGTACCACCACCTCTTGCACCAACACCACCCTTGGCAAATCCTTTAGTCTTGTCAGCTTCGAGAAGCTTGGCATATGCACCAAGTGGCTTTTTGGCTGTAGGTTTAATTCGAGTTGTTGGCTTTGGTGCTGGCTTTGGTGTTGTGGTCTTTTTGGTAGCTGTAGGTTTCCGAGAACCTGTCAAGTGTGGACTCGGTTTACCATTAACCGTTATCTTGGTATTACCATGACGAATTGTTTTGCCTGATGACTTGGCTTTGTCGATGGCTTTACCCATATTCTTGGCTATTCGCAACGCCTTCTGTTTTGCACGCTTCCTTTTAAGTGCCGCGTTTTTAGACGCAAAGTCAGTACCAGCTAATTCCATTAGGCGTTGTCCGCCCTTTTTTCTTTTGTATGCCATAATTATCCTCTAGGTATTCCTTTTTGTACGGGTTGTCTGCTTGGTACGGGTTGTCCTGTTGGGCCAAAGCCTGTCCATGGTCGCGCATTAGGTGAACTTTCAAGTCTACCTGACTGATTTAAGTGTGGACTTGTGCCGGGACTCGGCCCCTGTCTACCCTGCATTACCGCCGCAATGTTACCAGCAATCCTGTTTGACGGGCTTATCGCACTATAATTTGTGCTGACTGGAACATTCATTGGCCCCATTCTACCTACTGAACCACCCCTCTCCTGACCCCAATTGGGATTGGATGGACTATTACCATAACCTACACCGGGATCAGTTGTCTCAATCGTCCGACCTCTAGGAGCTTGTGCAATAGGTTGATACCAAGGACTTGATGGGCCTCCTAGTAATTGTGGTCGGCTAAAGACTATGCGATTATCCCCATACCTCAAACCAGAATCACCATAAGCAACTACATTGCTTAAATCCTGTCTTGATGGCATAGCTTCGTTACTATAACCAAGTGTTCCCAAAATACCTTGACCCGACATTGTGCCTTGTATTGGTGGATCATTGTATGGTTGTAAATCTTGTACTGATCTCTGTACCGCAGGATTAGACGGACTATTTCTATAATTATACTGACCTCTCATTGCTGCGCCACTTGTCCATCTATTCGGATCAGATTGCACGGTGTATCTGTCTTCATATGTCGGGGCTTTAGTCCTTGGTGATAAGGGATTGCCAGCCTGACCGCGCCAACCATAGAAATTCATTGCATTGTAATTTTCTTTTGCTGGTTGTAAGTCTGGCACTTGGCGTTGAGCCATTGGGTGCGATGGACTCGTTAAGGGCGGCGACATACGAGCAGGATCAAGACCAGCTGTTGGTTGTGGTATGTATGGGCCTGTCTTTTGTATCTGCCGTTGCGCTTGTTGTGCGGCTGCTACGCCCTGTGGCGTGTATGGATATTGTACTCCTCCAACATTAGGCATTTGTTTTCCCTTCGTATTCTATGTCCATAAACGGTGTATCTATCTCAAGCTTGCCGGGCAACGACTTGCAACCAGCCAACATGACAATCAACAGGATTCCACCAAGA